AACCCCCCAGCAGCTTTTAAAAGGTTAATGTTGTAAATATTCAATCGCTTTCGCCAATAGTTCTTTTGACATATTCTGAATTGTGTAATAAATTCAATAAGTTACGCTCCGGCGTTCCCCATAATTCCGCGTGGATCTGTCCAACCGAAGCTATAACGCTCATAGCCCAACCATTTAAGGTTTTTGGTATCAAAGTCATTGTCCATATCGAACATAATACCGTCCCTCTGATAATGAATCATACCGCGCGGCGCGTTGGTTCTAATGAAATGATCGTCCGTATTGGTAAAATAATGATTCATCTTAACACCCTTCGGTAGCGAGTTTGTCGCCCTTAGAGCATTGGGGTCGTTGTTCGCTGTACCAGTCTGAAGAACCGACTTCAATATACGGTGAGCCTCATAAAAATCGTTCCGGTGAATATGGAGCGACTGAGGCATAAGATTAATTTTATGTCCATAATCATCTGTAAATCCCATGATCTGGATACACATATCCTCAAGACCGGCTTCACATAGGTCAATCGGAGTACCCATCACATTAGACCAGTTACCACCCTTTGACGGATGGGTTGCAACACAGAGAATCGAACCATCCCCACCAGTATATCCGGCGGTAAATGCACGGTTATAAATCTGAGCCGCAATAATTTCTTTGGTCTGACGGAACGAGAAGGCCAGGGAAGAGGCCCTTTTGCCTGAAACTTCGGCATACAGGTTGTCCCTATTCTCCTCAAATGTGATCATAAACCCAAGGGCATACGCAACATGCGTATATCGTGTCGTAAAACCCTGGGAATGAGAACCATACGTTCCAGGCTCGCCTTCCGGCTTAACTGGCGCAAGAGGAAAGGCGGTATGTAACACGTCTTCCTCATAATGTTTACTTGATGTATCCGTATCATATAGATCGGTATACTCGGTAGTATGCTCATTGTAGCTCCTACCCCACCACGCTTTTACACCCGGCACTAAAGCCTTCGGGTGATTTCCAGTTGTTATAACAGCCATTTTACACCCTCCTTATTAGGCTTTAGCGACGCCAAGCACCTGTCCGGCAGCTCCGCCCATCAATTGATGTGTGTTTAACATAACTTCCCAAATCGCATAATCTCCCAGTGCATTATTCGGCAGATTTGCCAGCCTTATAATAAGCAGCGGCGCAGTTTGATCTACCGCAGGAGTAGTTGCGTCGAGTCCAATACCCGATAATCCAGTTATAGTGCTTGATGTCCCTGCAACCATTGTGGCATTTAAGAAAGGCCATGTTCTGCCAGGGGTTCCACTACCATCATCACGAATATGATAAATAACAGTCGGATCAACACACACGTTAATATACCGCTCCGTTGATGCAGGATTGTAAACCTTTTTGTGATCCACTCCATCAATCTCATCAAAAGAAACGATTACACCATACTGAAGGGATGCAGCGGTAAGTGCAGCCCGCTCAACGCTTGTATACAGAGCTGTAGCGTCTGAATCAGCAGACAAGTTATTTATCATAACATTGTCGCCGATATACATGGCCGTTCCGTATGTTGCACCGACATAACATTTTTCAGTTACACCGTTCCAGGGTGATCCGCTGTAATGCTTAACAGGACGAAGCCCCCAGAAATTAGTATCATTTGCCATTTTAATTCTCCGTTAGTTTAAAAAGTTAATATATTAAGGCTTATAAGTAATGCCTTGTGATCCTATATAACGCTTATCTCCTGGCTGACTGGCTATTGCACCTTCCTGTATGGCCTTATCTGTTCTATCAACTTCTGCCTGTTTCTCACGTTGGTCTTTCTCAAACCATTCCCTTCTAATCTTCATGAGATATGCTTTCATTGGCACACCACCCTCATGTGTTCCCACTGTCCGGCAGATAGCAGTTGACATTTTATCCCTGCCATCCGTTCCTTCGCCTACTTCGACAGTCATTGTAGAATCTTGAACAAAATTATAACCACCTGCCTGGGCACTCTCTAATCTTCCAGGTCTGTCAACTACCCATCTTCCTTGAAATCTTGCATCATCAATTAAATCTTTCGGTATGGTCAACTTAGATCTAAGTGCACCAAGCGGCACACGTTTTGTTCTATCTTCTCTTATATTAGTCATGATTATCTCCTTAATCGTTTTCTAATTCCCAATATTCTTTAACAAACTGATCTTTCTTCATAATCTCGCCCCTTACCAGATTATCACAGGCATCCTTCGCATCCTGGGGCATATCGTTGTATGTTTTTTTCTTGCCTTTACTTCCACCAGTATCGTTATCACCACCACTGCCACTGCCCTCAACAGCATCCGCTTTTGTCCTGTTAGGATTTTCAAACTCATTCGGGAACTTCACCTTGACCTCTTCAGTTACTTTGTCATAAAAGGCTTTCCCTTTAAGTAGAGGGTTTCGTAGTTTGACATATTCAGCTATCGAATCAGCAAACATGGCCATGTCAACACGATCCGAATACCATGAATTTTCACCCTTCCAAGATTTAAACTCAGGGGCATCTTGAGGGTTATCAACTACTTCTTCTGGCTTGTCGAGATCAGCGATTTCCTTGTTAACCTTATCAAATTTCTCAAGATCATTGTCTTCAACTGCCCTACGCTGTTCTGCCTTCAAATCAGCCATAGCCCTCTCATACGCCCTTTTATCTGTCTTCTTATGATGCTCTGTGAGCGTCTTAAGTAGACCTTCCGTATTTGCAAGTTTGGTATTAACCTCATCAAACTTGACAGACAGATTCTTTGTGCGCTCCCTGAGTATAGGTAAAATCTCATACCCGTCTTTGACAAAGGATTCGGCATCCTTCCACATATCAACATTACCCTTGAAGTCCTCTTGCGGCACCCATCCCATTGCTTTTGCTTGTATTTCTATTGCTTCTTCAGTCATGACTTATTCTCCTTTTCTAAATACATCTACAATTTCTTTCATTTCATTTATTGTTTCATTTGTTATATTTTCATCCATTCCTTGTCTTTTATATCTTCCTTTGATTTCTCCAAAAAACTCATCTGACTTTTCTTTACTAACTAATAAGCCAAACATAAATGTAGACATACAAAGAGATAAATCAACTAAGATGCCTAATTGTTCATTCGATTTAACTTTTTCCATAGCCTATTCCTCTCTTTCGTAGTTTGCTGTCTCAGGTTTGAACCTATATTTTTCTATTATTGTCCGCTCCTTATTCGTTACATAATCCCAGTCTTTTGACATCTTAACTATCAATTCCTCTTCTGTGATAATGGCAGCAATGTCCTTGTCATTACACAAGATATATTGCTTTCCATCCGCGCCTGGGACTTGATGAACGCCGGAATATTTAGCGTATTGAACCCTGTCCCCTATCTTTGGTACCGGATCTCCAAAGTCCTCAAATGCTTTACCACCAAACGCAACCAGATATCCTCTAACTGCTGCTGCCTGTTCCATTTCTTTAACCCTATCAGGTCTAATTATTCCACCTGCTGTCACATCACTTAACGTATCCGGTAATACCAAGACCTTATACTCAATCGGTTGTATCCCTGATCTGTTTTCCATAATCTCTCTCCTTTACTCATCTGCCTCTATATTGAAAATAAACTCTAAACCTTCTATGTAACCCACATCCCTCGCTGTTCTCATGGCCGTTTCTTCAACGCTCGTTAAGTTTAGCGTCCAACCAGCACCCAGGTTTCCTTTGGCTTGTAGTAAAGTTTGTTCTATCTTATATCTAACCTTCTTAGTAATCGGGTGCATAAACCATTCAACTAAATCATCCTTACTTAGCACCTCCACTGGGCTTCTTGCTTGCTGCATTGGCTTACTCCTTTTTCTGCATCATTGCTATTGACTGTTTTGTAAGTGAATCCATTTGAGCCTTATACTGTTCTAACTGTGGTCCCAGTTCCTTACTCTCGGCATCGGCTAATTTAAGGATAACATCGGCCTGAATCTTAGCTACATCAAACTGTGCCATAAAGAGCTTGAGTTCATGTTTGTCACGGTCAAGCTCAAGCTTCTGAAGGTCAACCATAACCTTTGGATCCGGTGGCGGTGTCGGGGGTTCTTTTGGTATAAGCGCATCAATATCCGGGATATTAAGGGCCTCTAAGTACCGCCTCTTGATAGCATCGTCATTAAATCCCTGGCCTAACAACTCCATAAGTGCCTGAGCCTTAGCTATCTTCTGACCATCAGATACTTCTGAAGGATCTCCTATAGGGATCATACTCAAGGTGTCTTCATAGTCCTCGGGAGAGATAGAAAAGAACTTACCCTCAAACTCAAAATCCTTATTCTTATCAAGATATAGCTTATTAAGTCGTTGAATTTTCTTAAATTCTTCTTTAAGAGACCTGAAAATTCTCTTATAGACAGACCCGAAAACCTTTAACCCTTCATCTATAAGCTTATATACGCTTGCCGCAGGAGTGTTTGCTGGAGGTGGATCACCCGTCATTAGGTTAGCCATAGACGCTAATTTCTGGCCTCCCTCTATCATCAGGCCAATTAATTCAAAGGTTTCCCTGGAAACTTTGATCTCAGGTTTTGGCAGGATAGATTTTTTAATATCTTCACTACGGGTATTTATCGGCTTCCATTCGCCTAATTCGAACTTTATTTCCCCAGCAGGCAAAACATTTGCAGCTTCCTTAGATATAAAACCGCCCCCACTATTATTTGACGTGGTTGCGTCAAGTACCTGGCTGATACAGGTGTTAATGGTTCTATTGATAGGCTGTAAGAGCCTACCAAAACCCGTAGGATAAAAAGTACCATCAATAGACGGCATGAAGGGGAAGAGCGTAAAATAGTCAACTGGTCTAATATATTTCACCTTTGAGGTCTTTTGATTGATTTCAAGCCCTTCCCCATCAAAACGTGCGACTATTCTGATAACTTTCTTCATGTCACGGTGAAAAGTCACGATGTAAGGCTCTTTGTACCCATCTCCATCAAGGTCAAGATAGGTATGTTGCTCAAGGAAAATATGATGTGCTTCAGGGTCACGACTATCTGAACCATCTTCCTCAGATGCTTGACCAAACTCAAATTCCTTCCATATACCGCTTAGGAAGCGTTCTTTGATTTCATTGGGAGTAAAGGACATGATATGGGTAATACGAGATGCCCTTTGAAGAGATCGGGCGTTCTGATTAACTACCACTTCTTTTAAACTACAATATTCAGAGACATTACGGCCAAGATTACCGCTGAAATAGGTTTTCTTGAAAAACCCACCAGTAACCGGCATAATAGTAAGGGCCTTGTCCATGTCCGGCTCCCACTCTTCCATCTCTTCCGTGAGTTGCCAAGACATATGAGTAGATCTTCTTTCCGCAGATGCAGCCTTCTGTCCGTCCTCATCCCTACCAATAACCTTACCCTTAACAATTCTCCCACCAGGAATGATCGCCGAATAAGCCCTGGCAGCAAATTGCACAGCAACAATAGACAATAAGGGGTATTTGACATTAGCCGCATTCTGAAAGGGCGTGTTCTTGGCCTCTAAGACCTGGGCAGCAAGCTCGATAGCCTCATCTTGAGATGTTTTCCACTCAGACCGGCTATCTTCATCAATCTCATAGCCTAAAAAAGCTTCAGAGCCTATCTGGGCAAGATCATCGTCATCGAGTTCTGCGGCAATATTTGTTGAATCCAGTAATTTATTTATGCTATCAGGCATATTTCCCCTTAAAACGAGAAAAGCGGCTATACATAAGGTACATGGCCCCATGTAAGCCGCTCATTCTCTACCCACCAGCGATCAACCGGCGGGATGTCTTTATTTAATTTCTAATACCCCGTGTGCATATCCCTTCCACTATTAGCCGCTATTTTCGGAAAACCATAATGACTAAAAGGAGGCCCATAAAGCTCCTCCACCGGCATTTGAATAGCAATTTTCATGCCAGTCATTACCAAATATCTCAAACAATCCATTAAATGATCATTTCGTTTTACGATCTTACCGGTTTCATCCCTATGATATGTCCTAAATTCATTGAAAAATTCCGTTAATGACCTGAATATCTTCAATCTTCCTGATACAAGCCTCTGCCATACAGCAAATATTCCACTTTCATCACCACTTACCCTATTATCAGCAAGTGAAAGAGTCGAACCGAGAAGATCACAATATTGATTAAATAGAGATTTTCCGTCTGCTTGGCTTGACGCCCTCGACGCAGGATCGGTACAACCAGGTATCCATGAACCACGAGATAAAATAGCCTGTGCATGGGTAGCTGGTTCTGCTTGAGGTTGTTTATATGCCGACCAAACATAAACAACATCTGTTTCCCTGTTCCAGGCCCCCCATAAAGCCGCCGTGTTGCTCCAACCAACATCCAGGGCATAAGCCTTTGGATACCAAATGGGGATCTCGAAGTCATCAACCGTGATATCTTGTGGTAAAATTGGGTATATAACCCCTGACCCAAGATTAGGTTGACCTTTTGACCTCGCATCCCTCAGATAAGGTAAAGTCCCTGATAAAATCTCCTCTTTTTCTTTATCAGTTAAATGAGGTGCATGGTCCCATGTAGCATTAACCGTAAATTTTGATGGTGAAACCCATCCTCCTTCAGGAATAATGCCATTAGGCATAAAACCTTCAACAACTTGCGTAATACCCATAAGAGGCGTAAAGGTAAGCATAACCATACCATTTACATTACGTGTTCTCATTAAACATTCATCATATATGGTTACAGGACACTCCTCATCAAGCCAAATAACTTCCCTCTCTACTGCCTGGAAGCTCCTTCTTTTCTGATCGTATGACTTAAATGTGCCATGAGAATAACCACCACTTATATGTTTGACCCTGAAAACATCGATCGCATCAGCAACATTCCCGGCCTTTGATTTAATATGCTCTAAAGGCAAAAATTCACCAGGTATCATCCCCGTACCTTCTTCTCCGGGTGCACCAATGATTTTTGCCTGTATACCCTCTTTTACAGTTTGACCCGTATCCCCAACGAGCCAAGCATGAATAGGATCCCTGAACCTTCTACCTTCCCACCAATCGGGGTATATACCTGTCATATGACACTTTAACTCATACCCCCCAATTCCCTCAGTTTTGCCAATACCGTTTGCCCCGACTACAGCCCTCTCCCTGGCCTTTATCCCAGCTTTAAAAAACTCCATCTGAGGTCCATACAATTCCCTCCTGAGAGGCCCGGTATCTGGGTAAAAGGTGTCAGCCTTATTATAACGCAGCCGATTCTCCAGCTCAGTTACAGTCTGTAGAATGCTCTCAAGCTCCGCCCGCGGTATCCCATCTAAATCAGCAGGCGTGATCTCACGGCGTAACTTAGTTAAATCCTCAAACGTCTTCCTGACTACTTCAGGATCAGCCTTTATTTTCTTTTTTCTTGGCAAGAGATACCTTTTTACATACCAAATGGAAGGTATCATCATTCCCAGAAGACAGGATTTTAACTCTGCGCTGCTATATAAACAGTTTTCAGGTTACACGTGTTAGCTACCTGTCCTCGCATCAGGACTTCCGGGGGTTAATCTATACATGTTAAGGTACCCATCCTATGAACTGTAATAAATAAAAGGGAGACTCCAATTAAATAACCGAATATCCCTCAACCTACACCTCGGCCAACTGATTTCACAAGCATCATGATACCCAACATGCCAATGAATATGTAAAATACCTAATATACTTAACGACCTACAATACCAGGTAGAATGATAATACTCATTAAATTTAATTATATACATGGTAAGGTACCATCTAACGTCCCTTAAGGCCGATTTCCATTCGAAGGCTGCCGGGGGTTTAGGGTATTAAGCATGCTTTTTATTTATATAGTATATATGTATACCAACATACTATTGGTTGACATAATAAACATTATCAGACACTGACACCATATTACTATGTGATATCAACACGTTATCATTATGACCTGGCACATGTTGGCCTATCACTACTATATAACTACATACATTGAGGTTATACTCAACTATCCTGCCCTGTTTTGCTCATATCCTCAGCGTAATCGGCATCAGTCACGTTATCGTCACTGCCTTGATCACCTCGTGTCAGCCATTTAGTCAGCTTATGTGCCAATTTCTCTTGTAGTTGTAAATTTGTGCCTATTATCAATGTGTTAAGCGTATTGTTACCCTGTCTATCGGGTGGCTTGAACTCTTTAGTTAGTCTCTCCAAAAGCCATTTAGCGGTATTTGTATCTTCATGAAGCACACTGGTAACTCGTGACTTAGCGTTAAGTATTGGAGTTTGTTTGAGATTTTCCTTATGATCTGTAAACTCTGGAAACATATCACAATAAGCATACAATGTGCCATTTGATATCCCAGCGGCAAAACATGCCTCTTTATCGGTAAAGCCCTTACTAAAGCTGTCTATAAGTGCAGCATAAACCTTTGGGTCGTCATTTATAAGATTAGAACCTGGTATTGCTCTACCCATGTATTAATTCCTTATTAGTAATGGTTATTAGTCTCATATCACACCTGATATGGTCTTGTCAAGGAAATAATATAAAGCATGATAAGTCAGGGCCTATAAAGGGTGATATAGTGTATGATAAGTCATGTGATATAGGCGCCAAGCACGAGTTCTGGCCTGGGGAAGAGCAAAGAAAGGACTTCCTTAAGTGAAAGGTTAAGCTGACCTATCTCAGTAGTAACTCAATTTCATCTCTCAATGCTTTCAAAAATCGTGGGGTTGCCCTACCTTTTAATTGAGAAATAAATTGTTTAGCTGCATCGTGGGCGGCTTCCTTAACAACGAAATGATCCCATGCACCAATTGATATATCTAAAAGATCATCTGATTTATGGAATATTTGAATGAGTGCTATATCGTTTTTACTAAGAACTATCGGTTTTCTTTCCATTATACTCTCTTTTCAGTGAAACTCCCCTCTATATAACACTATCTCATAAAGTCTGATGAAACTCTTCTTTTTTAATGATGAAGGGAAATGGTTGTTTGTTTCCCGCTCTTAGACACCGAGTAGGTGTCTTTACTTAAGGTTGGTCTTTATTCCTTATAGGTCTGCAAGGATTGGATATGAAATGAGATAGGGGAATAACAAGCTAAATGTAAGAGAGCAACTTGCAACTACTGAGTTTTGTTAACTCATAGGGAGAGTACAGTTTTCGGGACCCGGTCTTTATGTAGCGTATATTTACAGTTATTCCCATGCTGTTTGGAGCGAGGCATTTATAGCCAGGATCGCTTCATCCCCTTTGCTGCTGTGTCAGGCCACTGGGTAGGATCGGGTCAATCCCAACATGGTTTCTTTACCGATATTTAATTATAATATATCATATCCTTTACCCTATCCTTATATAAAAGTCAAGGTAATAATAGTTATGGATAATGAGTTATGTATAACCTGAGGTTATAGATGGGAGAAAACCCGGTATATCTTGCCCATCAAATGGGGATTCTACCGGGTTTAATGTGCAGGCTTTGATGGGCCTGCTCCTGGACTCTATTGAGTCCTCCAAGTTTCTGGGGATCGCGGCGACTTACACGGGATCTCATCTCCTCCAGCTCATGGCTGGTGAGGTATTATCAATGTATCCTATCTGGGGCTGTCTGTCAAGGGATAATTTAGCTGGCAGGAGGGGTAAAGGGTGCAAGGATTATGCCATGTTAAAATATTTTAACAATCGCTTATTATTTGTTAAGATTTTTTAACAAGGATAAATAGTTGATATCCATATAAAATACCACACTTATAGTAATACTTGCAGTAAAACGTGTTAAGATTTTTTAACAAGCCTACCTTATATCAATTTTGATCTAATAATAATATCAATAGCTTACGCGGTGCTTATTTATGGCACGAACATTGCTTTAAATATAGGTAACATCGAAACATAAAAGAGAGAAGAATGGTAAAACGAAACAAAAGAAATATCGGTAAAAGAGTTAAAATAGCCTCTGAAGGTAGTCTTTACCATAATAGAGAAGGAATTATAAAGGGCTTCAGAGGCGATCACTGTAAGGGTGATCCATATGTTCAAGTTTTTCTATTCAGCACCCGGTCAATATGGCCTTTTGCAGGGTCAATTTTGAAATACATCGAAACGCAAACATTAAACGGGGAGGGATTAAAAATGACTGAAGTAATACACATCAGGAAACGGAGGGTCAAGGTCGGTGGGAACCAGTATTATAAATCAGATAGATACTCTGCCCCTGTAGAAACTCTTTGTGGTGCACCAGTTACGTCCTGGGATGTTGAGGAAAGGTCTTATCTGTGCAAGTCATATAATCCTGCTGAAACAGAGGCTATACAGGGCAGAAAATTTTGTACAGCTTGTTTATTAAATATTAACAATTTAAAGGGGAGGGCGGGACATGAAATTAGACGCCAAAATAAAAAGAGTGATCAGGAAGGATGAATTCCGACATACCTGTGGATACGTTTACAAGGATGGGGTTGTGATCCGGGATATGGAAACACATCGTTACAAAGGGGAAAGATTTGAAAAAGAAAAGATCTACAGCGTACCGGGTGAAATCAAGGTCTATATCCATAATAGCAATGGGGAGGGCCCTTTTAAAGGCAGGTTAGTATTTCATAACGCAACAATGCTGTTAGATGGGATCAAAGACATTAAAATATATAGGAATAACACATCCGATGCGATGAAAGAAAGAGGTATTTCTTGCGATACTGTTACAATTAGGACTTTGTCCGGGTTGGAGTTTGGGCAGGACATATTTTCTTTCTTGTGTTCCGATATTAGTATTGACAATAGCAAGGCAATGTCAGTAACCGACTGGGCTTAATTTCTTTACCCTGCTGGGTGAGAGACGGCAGGAATAAGGACATTAAACGAAAGGGGAGGGATCTATGGATTACAGAGTGAGAAACTTAATAACCGGGGAAAGTTGGGAGGGTATCGCTGAAAATGCCAAAGAAGCATATTCTAATATTATTATAAGAGAAGGGGACACAACAATATTGAATTATGGTAAGAATTTCAGGCTTATATCCGTAAAAGAATGGTAACTATAAACACTTTAAAGGGGAGGGAAGGAGGCCTAAAGCAATGATAAACTTAGAGAAAGGCCAACACTTTACGTCACAATCAAAAATACAATCACAGCCGGTCGAGTATATTTATCAGGGGCAATTATCAAATGGCGATTATTACCTGGAAGCGGCAAACGGTATAATCGCTGATGATTGTGAGGTTGATGAGAAATGGTTTGATAATCGTAATATTATAATTGATGCCATTGCCGGGGGCCATATCTCGGCAGAAAGGAAGGTTTGAAATGGAACATACACAAAAATGGATAGCTCGACATGAAAATGATAAACATTGGATAGAAGATGTAGATCATATACCTATTGCGAATATCTTCGATTCTGGGGAGGAAGGTAAAGCCAAGGCCGAGTTTATAGTCAGGGCCTGCAATAACCATGATGATTTGGTTAGGGCCTTAAAAACAATTGCTGCTTGTGATCGTGACCTTAGCTATGTCAATAAGAGTGATGCGCTGGGTTTTATTAAAATTGCCAAAGCAGCTATTGCCAAAACCGAAGGGAAGGAGGTCTAAAGACATGTTTTATTTTTGGTTAGAATGCCAGCATGATAATAATTGCAGAGTATGGGATTGCCTAAGTGGCTATACTCATGACGTAATAACACAAGCGTTTTTACAGGCATCTAAAAGGGCTTTATTTGTGGCTAATGAAGAAATAACATAGGAAGGAGGTCTAAGTCATGAGATGCTATTTTTGCAAGACAGAAATTAACAGGGCTCATAGATGCGATGTGCCAGCCTGGGGTTTGATGGAAATAGATGCTTACCGGGATCTGTGCGAACCATGTTACTTGGAGTTTATGACAGGCCAGGGTTATTACCTGGACGGGATTGTATGGAAGAAAAGGCCTGTTTGCCCGGAGTGCGGATTTAAATTTAATGAGGCAAAGACATGATTAAATATATATCCATACTAATCCTTGGCCTTGCGGCGGTCTGGTGGTGGAACTTTGCCGAATACCGGGTGCAACCAGGGGTTGCAAAACTGTGTCCTGATAACATCAAAAAATCTATTTACAAAATGGGGCCTGACAAAAACTATAAAATCTTAGCTGATGGGCGTTTGATGGTGGAAGTAAATGGCGTATGGCTTAAATTAAAATACTAAACGGAGGTAAAAGACAATGACATTAATATTTCACAACACAAAAAAACCAAAGGGTAGGGGACTGCATTTTGAGTATTTCTCAACTGGCACTGGTAGAAAAGCCCCGGATGAGTACCAACTCCGGGTTAGTGTTACCGAAGATCCTAATGTACGGATCTATGAGAGGGTATTTGTTAAAGACGAAAGGAGGTGTTAAATAATGACCAAAGAGGAAATACTCAAACAAATACAATTAGCGGTTTACTGCTTAGATAGTTGGGTGGGGAGAGCTTGTTACGATGGGATGCTTCCTGTCATTGAAATAAAAGATTTTGAAATCAACTATGAGACGGGACAACGTGTCCGTAGAGTGTTTTATAAAGGCTTTTTGAATATTAAAAAGGAGGTAAAAGATAATGACGTTATCGATTAAAAAGTATATAAAAGAATTTACCTGGTTGATTTATCTATGTTGTGCAATTGATATATTACCATTACCTATTCAATGGGAAAGATTTGAGTTTGTTTTTTTATTTCTGCCTACAAGTATATTATATATGTGGGCTCAAGGATTTGAGACATATAAAAAGTGAGGTAAAAACAATGGAAATAGCAAATTTAATTAATCTTTACAGGAGCTTGGAAGACGAGCCTGAGGTGTATAAATACACACTTAGGGCCATATCTGAGCTTATTTGGGTAGAACACAAAAAAATAGTTGATTAACCTCATGACCCCTCCTTGTTAAAGTAAGGAGGGGTTTGCGGATAGTTTATATCTTTCCATGTCTTACCTGTTTTTATAGCAGATATCATTGTTTGGGTAACATTAAAGATCTCACCTATTTCTCTCTGTAAATATCTTGAATTTTTAAGTAATTTTTTAATTGTTTTGACTTTTGATTGGGTTAATTTATTATCGCTTCTATTTCTTGCTTGTTCAACATAAGTAGCCCAACGGCAGTTATCTAACTCATAATTTCCATCATTGTTTTTTCTGTCAATAGTCAATCCTTCAGGAGCTTCACCCATGTCAGAGAGAAAATTTTCAAATATATCCCAGCGTTTACAGACAGAAATACCCCTCCCACCATACCATTTATAATTATTTTGTGCTGGGGTAGTACAACGTTCATACATTGCACACCATATTTGGTATGTCCTTGTCGTAAATTTTCTTGTAGCATGTCCATGTTTAAAATTCCGATTGGTTATCTTTTCTTTTCCTAAGCATCCGCAAGACTTACTATCCTCTGAAACTAAAGTAGTCCCTAAAACTTTTGATGTAGTACCACATTCGCATTCACAAAACCAACATGTTCTGCCCTTCTTGGAATTTTCAACCCTCCTGATAACTGTCCATCTGCCGAACTTTTTTCCTATTAATTCCAATGCTTTTGTCATAATACCCTCCAACAAAAAAAGCCCAGGCCACTGTCATCATCCCTGATGTCCCATTCTCACGATATGGGAGGCCTGAGCTTTGAATTGGATTTATAAAATGGATTTTCACAGTGTATTTACTGTATCAAATTATCCTCTTCCTGTCAAGCTAATATCCTTAATATCAGTATAGATGAAATTTTCATATTCCTGGCTAATCCCTTCTGTTAAAATATTCAAGCAGCTCGGACAGTGAAAATAATTGATTGTTTTCCGCCCACACCGCTGACACCACCGCTTTATTGCTGGCCTAGGCGTGTCAATAGCGATATATTCCGGTTTTTTCTTCTTTTTCCTGCGCTCATATTGGGCATGTTGATGTCTTTTAAACTGGTCCGGGTGGGATGCTTTCCATTTCAGATAATACTTTCGGCTCCTGATTTTGGCACACTCTGGTTTGCGACAGATTTTTGCTCGTTGGCCTGCTGAGCCCACTTTAGTATCGGGGAAAAATTCTCCACATATTTTGCATTTAATGGTCATTTATCTTTCCCCAATGTTCTTCTGTATGCCCTTGCTGAGCTATTAAACTGTGGCAAAGGACACCACTTACAGAACCAATGGATCTTAATTGGTCTTGCGCTCCATAATTTAGTCACATGCCATTTCCAGGCAGGGCAAAGCTTGTGTAGTCTAAAGATTTTCATTTTTCCCCCATATCTGCTATAACGCCCAGGAATTCTTTATATGATTTAATTACATAATGATGATGCCCTAAAAAAAGCATCTGCTGTCTTATTTCAGCCTGTTCTTTACGCAGAACGCCTTTTGCACTCTTGAGTTCCAGAAACAGCACAACACCATTTGAAAGGCAGAGAGTGACATCGGGCCAACCGGCTTTATTTTTACCCCTACTTCGGTCATGGAAAGTTGGATAACCATACTCAGAGCAATATTTAACGATTTTCCTACTTAAAACAGATTCAGGGCCACTATCTGCCTTGTCTTCGAGTAGCGTTGAACCTCGTGGCATACAGGGGGCCATAGATGCCATATACTCGGCTAATTGATCAGCAGTCCAGCGGGTCATAAGTCAGCCTCCATCTTGTTACAATCTTTTTCACTTCTGAAACCTCATAATGGTCAAAATCATATATATTATCCCATAGTTGTTGACCTGTGTGTGTCATGAGTCTACCTCCAAATACGCATCTTTTTTCTTAATTATTAGCATAACCCACTGCCCACCTTGTTTTGACCACTTGCAGCCAAAAATAAGATCATTACAATATAAATATCGCCTTAACCTTCGGGACAAACCAAACCAGCCAGGGGGGTTCATGGTGAACACCATCCTCCAGTACAGATGAATTTTGATCCATTTACTATCTTATAATGCCTGGTAAACCCTTTAGGATTTATAGCTTTTTGAGCAAATATCTTCCCCACATTGATCTTAGCCACAGCCCCCGGATAATCAGGATCTAAGGTTATTGCAATTCTGGCAGTCTCTTCACTAAATGGGCCTCCACGGGCATATTCACTTTTAGGATCTTTCTGAATACAAATCAGGGCCACTCCCGTATCAAGCTGATCATAAATTTCGTCAATCATTTTGCCGATTAAATAGAAATTGTCCTGTATTTTCAAAAAATCAATTATGGTCAATCCATCTGGCAGGGTAACATCTGCAAAATCTCTATTCCTGCTCTTAAAATCAATTTGTTTCCAGATATCCATATCCATATCAAATAATTCCAGCCTGTCTCGAAGCTCATTAGCCCCCATTTCAGAGCAAACATACCGAATTTGCTTAAAGTTTTTAATATTCATCAGTGCCGAATTCAGGGCGTATGTGGTTTTTCCTGCATCCTTGCTGCCCCCTATAATAACAATGCTCTTTGTGTGTATTCTTGCATATCTATCGCTGCCTAAAGGACAGGCAAATGCAATAGGTTCCCCTGTTGCGTTTTCCCAATCCATGCTGGGGGCCTCTTTCTCTATCCTACGAAATACAGCATTCCGGTTGCTCTCCCTCTTTATAATGTCATCTTCTGCCATCCTGCATAAAACCCTTGAAATGGCCTGCCGTCCAGGTCTATCAAATATTCGGTATTGTTTACAAACATCGTCAAGGCTGAATATGCCCTCGGATTCTTCCACATACTCTTTGACCAAATTGGATGGCGCCTTAACCAATTTTGCCGCGCCATCCAGGGAATTAAGACAGTCGATGATAGCTTGTATAGAGTCAGCGACTGGGATGTGTGTAGAGGCAAGATTATTTGTAAGTGTGGTTATAAGCTCACCCATACGCCAACGTATTTTAGTCTCTTTAACTTCATCAATATAGTTCTTAATGCCTGCGGTTGTGATCACCTTATCAATGAGGTCATGAATTAATACAATTGTTTTTTGATCTAACAGATTTTGAGATTTAAGTCGGGTGAAGAATTCATCCAGGAAGGTTTCTATGTTTTTATTTTCTTCGTATGTTTCCGTTACGAGCCGCAAGAATAACTTCATTCTGGGAACATAAAAATCTGGGGGAGATAATTGGGCTACTACGATTTTAGCTAATTCAGGTTTTTTTAGGACACATCCTATAATCTGCCATTCAATTGCTTTATCGTGTATAAAAGACATTAAACCCCTTATTTATGTTGTCAATGACCACGAGGGGCCATTTCGGTATACAGTGCGAACAGAAAAAAGCATGTTGTCAGGATTGATAAAAATGTTGTCAAATGTTGTAAGTACCCTAACTATCTGATTTCTCAACAAATATTTCCTTGCCACACCACGGGCAGAATTTAAAGGGCAGGCCCGTAAAATTAATTCCCTTTAACATCATAGAAAAGTGCGATGAAAATCTTAAACCTATTTCCCATCCTTCACATTTAAATATCGCATCGCAGACCGGGCCAGAGGTCGCCCAGGTATTCATAGCTTTAACGAGCCTGTCTAATTTTTCGCCTTCCATAATTATCCCTCTGATTTCTCAATCATTTTGCTTTTAATTTCTTTATCTGTTCCTTTAATGTTATTATTTTTTCTTGGAACTTAATAACAGCACACCCCTCATGATAGGCTTCCTGGAATTTGTAAATAGGATCCCCGCAGTAAACGCATGGTTTATCTAAATTTTCCATTTTATTCTCCTTCCGTAAAAAGATTTACTTTTCATTTAATCCTCTAATCATCCCAACCTTTTCCAAAGCGGTGAAAAAGCCATTGATTAATGGGCTTATAAACTTATGATCCTCGTTTAAATGGCCATATTCCATTTCCTCAAATACGCCATGCAATATCTCTTCAAACAAAGTTACAAATTTATCTCGATTGCTAATTTCGTTAGACACCCTGATTTCTCTTGAATTATAATCTATCTGGCCCCATAATGGGTTCTGGCCTCGGATGTCAACCTCTGACGTTTTACACCAGGTTATCCTATATGGTATCCCGAAGATTTCTGTCTTAGTTGGTGGTTTTGGCTTAGGCATGTTATTCTCCTTTCTCGATCAATTTCGATTCCGCTATCTTTAAGCACTCATCACAATACTTTTCATTCAAATGTCCCACAAACCCCCATCTATCAAAAGGCAGATAACAGTGCATAGTACGGGCACCGCACAGGACTCTCGATAGATTAGATTTTGGGCTTAGGTGATAATGCCAATAACCTGATATCCCTTCTGTAACTTGATATTTGTCTTCTATTTTCATCAAAATAGCCTCCTCTACCATAAACGGAATGGTTCACTACTGGGGATAAACCAGCTTATTACAAATAAAAGTGCAGTTACAATAAATGCTGTAATTAGGATAATATCATATATGTCTCGGCAGCTCTTCAAAATAATCTCCTCTATCTATCTAAACGTGGATCATCTTCAACCTTCTCCGGCGGCCAGGTCAAAACCCGTTCTATCCATGAAGGGCAAGTTTCCGTATCTTCGTGAACATCTTTTTTATGCAAAAAACACCGGCCTGTCTGGCCCAATGGATCAAGCTCGTGGCCCTTATCACTCATGTAGTCACAGTTGTTACAGAGCTTTTTCATACTCGACCTCCAACACCCAGCCTTTACTTTTTACCTCAGCAATTACACCGATAAGTATCGGCGGCTTACCATTAGAATATCGGCTCCCGTCTCTATCAACGGGAGCAGTTGTGAATACACATTTTCCATCTGATAAACGGATTAGACTAAAGCCCAGTCTTCCACGTTCCCATCTGACTTCATCTCCCGCCTCTGCATGGGGACAATTCGGGAATTTAGGGTATGTATTAAGAATTACTTTCATCGTGCCCCCCCCCTTATCCTCTGGCAGATGGTCAATTAGTCTCTGTAATTTACCGATTTCCTCAAAAGTGTGTTTTGACAGCTCATCAATCGCGGCTATCAGCATTTGTTTTGTTGTTGTCCAGGGCATTTTACACCTCCTTTTTTGCTGTGTTTTCCTCTGCCAAATGATCAACCAGGCTCCTAAGCTTTCCGATTTGCTCGTATGCCTCGTCTACCCATTCATGATACGGGCCGTGGCTGTCATAGACCAGATCGGACATTTCATTTAACGCCTTAATCAGATCATCCTTTTTTGTTGTCCACATGGTAGTCTCCTTTCCTGGTATGACGGATAGCCAGATGTTTAACCGGCCTATTAAATCTGGCCGAATACTCTTTTTTGACTGTGTTTCCCGTGTATGGTACATTTTTTTTAAAAATATCGTAGTCACAAAACC